TTAATTCACCCTCTACCTGTTCAATGAGAGTTTCCAGCGCTGCTTCTAATTCCTCTGACCCGTCCCCGGCTCCCCTTGGTGCCGTGTTTAAATTGGCTTCTTCTACAAATCCTTTTTCAACAACAACAGCCCAAACTTCATCGAGAATTTCCCCTATTTCCTTTTGTACCCGCTTCCTCCATGCTGCCTGCGTTAGGTGTGTCATTTTACAAACCCCTAAGTTTCATTTTTTTTCGTTTATAATTATACCAAACAGAAAATAACAAATCAACGAGAGGGGAGTGCAGACCATGACAGATTGGAGTAAGTATTCGCCAAGGAAGCCAAAAATGGAATCTGCGGTTTACTCTGTCCCGCAAGTGGCTTCGCTCTTGAATATTAACCTGCCAAGGGCATATGAGCTTGCTAAGACCGACGGTTTCCCAGCAATTTCCATTGGACGCAGAATCGTAATCCCAAAAGCAGCCTTCGAGCGTTGGCTAGAGCAGGCGGCATTTGAGAGGCAGACTTACAGCACAGTAGAGGAGCAGTAATGGCCGGCGTTACGGAACGTTACGGAAAAGGAAAGGTAGTTTTACTGCAGTTTACGGGTAAAACAAAAACCCCGGCGGCTTGGCTGGCAGACCGGGGCGGTGAGGTGATATTTGTTTCATGTTTATTTTAGCAAGGAAAAACCGGATTCGCAATACCGGCTATATCTTGCCGGATATACTTCAAAGTTATGAAGACCTTCAAAGATTCCGTAACATAGACTTGCGGGAGATGGACAATTTTTCCTTATGGCAAGAGTTGTTCAAGGTTAAAGCGGCCCTGGCACATATAGACCCGCAGCGGCAACCTTGGCTGTTTGTTGAACCAGGGAAATTTGTTCCGGCCTTTAAGTGGCTTAAGGCCCGTTATGAGGCAGTCAAGAAGGAGCTTAAAAGAAGGGAGAGGGCAAGCGTATGAACCAGGCATTAAGTAACGTCCTTTCCCGCTTAAAAGGCGTCAGACATTGCGGCAACGGGTGGAAGGCACATTGCCCGGCCCATGACGACCGGAGACAAAGCCTGCACGTAAGCGAAGGGAAAGACGGGCGAATTTTAGCCCATTGCCATGCTGGTTGTTCTATCGAAGATATTTGCGCTGCTATAGCCCTAACTGTTAAGGATTTGTTCCCGGAACCGGAGCGGAAACGTGACCAGTCAAGCCCCGGCAAAATTATGGCCACTTACGACTATAAAGACGCAAACGGCAAACTATTGTTTCAGGTTTGCCGGACTGCCGGCAAGCGATTCTTCCAGCGGCGGCCCGATGGTAAAGGCGGCTGGGTGAACGGCCTTGGTGACGTTAAGCCGGTGCTGTACAGGCTGCCAGAATTACTTCAGGCTGTCCAGCGTGGAGACACGATATTTATTCCTGAAGGGGAAAAAGACGTTGACAACCTGGCCCGGCTGGGACTGACGGCCACGACCAGCCCAATGGGAGCTGGAAAATGGCGGGACTATTACAGCGATTGGCTTAAAGGTGCAAACGTGGCAATTCTACCCGATAACGACCAGCCCGGACGCAAACACGCACAGCAGGTGGCCAAATCCCTGCACGGAAAAGCAAGCAGCGTCAAGGTGCTGGAACTGCCCGGTCTGCCGGCAAAGGGTGACGTTTCCGATTGGCTGGCGGCTGGCGGTACAAAAGAGGAACTGCTGAAGCTGGCACAGGAAACCCCGGAGTGGGAACCGGGAGATGAAAAAGAAACTAAGGCGCATAGTATCCTGACCTTACCCGTTTATGCTTCCTGGTTGGAGGCCCTGAGCAAGACCCGTTACCGGGCTGACCGCAACGGGAACCTCTGCTATGTTAAATACACTGAAAAAGGCGGCGAAGAGGAAATTGTCATCGCCAACTTCCTGGCCCGGCCTGTGCGCGAAGTTACGCGGGACAACGGCGCAGACCGGGAAATCGAATTCGAAATTGCCGGCATTCTGGCTGGCGGGCATGAACTGCCCACGGCGCGGGTGGCGGCGAAGGACTTCGCTTCCCTTTCCTGGGTGCCGGTGGCATGGGGGCTGGGCGCGAACGTGGAACCCGGCCAGGGGTGCAAGGACCGTGTGCGACACGCGATTCAATGCCTGGCGCGAGACGTGGCGCGGGAAATAATCTACACGCATCTGGGCTGGCGGAAGATCGGCAGCGAGTGGCTTTACCTTCATGCCGGGGGCGCTATCGGCGCGAGGGGCCCGGCGGCTGGTGTGGCCGTGGACCCCGGCGAAAAGCTGAAGGATCACGTATTGCCTAACCCTTCACAGGGGGCGGACCTGGCGGTGGCGGTGCGGGCTTCCCTGGCGTTGCTGCACGTGGCCCCGGCGGGAATCACCTATCCCCTGCTGGCGGCTGTTTACCGGGCGCCGTTGGCCGAGGCCTTGCCGGTGGACCTGTCCATATTTTTATCCGGCCAGACCGGTGCAAAGAAAACCGAACTAACCGCGCTGGCCCAGGCGCATTGGGGGGCTGCGTTTCACGGGAAGAACCTGCCCGGCAATTGGGACAGCACAGCGAACGCCCTTGAGAAACTGGCTTTTCTGGCAAAGGACGCCATATTTACGGTGGACGACTTCGCGCCGAAGGGTACTGCTTCGGACGTACAGCGGCTGCACCGGGAGGCTGACCGCTTGATGCGCGCGCAAGGTAACTTAGCGGGGAGAAGCAGGATGCGCGCCGATGGCAGCCTGCGGCCCGAATACGTGCCGCGTGGCCTGATTGTCTCCAGCGGTGAAGACATCCCGCGAGGCCAAAGCTTACGGGCGCGGGGGTTGATCCTGGAGGTTGGCCCTGCGGACGTGGACTTGGATCGATTGACCGAAGCCCAACAAGCGGCCCGGCGCGGGTTACTGGCGGCGGCAATGTTTGGCTATGTGCAGTGGTTGGCCGCGCGAATGGACGACCTGAAGGCGAACTTGCGAGAGCGGCATGAGGACTTGCGGACCGAGGCCCGCAAGACAAACTTTGTGCACGACCGGACCCCGGACATTGTGGCGAACCTGGCCATAGGCTGGGAACAATTCCTGCTTTTTGCGACCGAGACCGGAGCGATTGAGCAGGAAAAGGCGGCGGAACTGTGGCGCGAGTGCTGGGATGCGCTGCTGGCGGCGGGTGAGGCCCAGGCAGGACACCTGACGAGCGAGGAACCGGTGAGGCGTTTTCTGGCGTTGCTGGGCGCGGCAATTACCAGCGGCAAAGCTCACGTGGCCGACGCGAGGACCGGCGGGGAACCCAAGGACCCGGCGACCTGGGGATGGCAGGAACAGACGCGCGGGAGCGGCGAGTACGAGCGAACCGAATACCGCCCCTTAGGCGACGACCTGGTAGGCTGGCTGGACGGCGACGACCTGCTGCTGGACCCCGAGGCGGCCTACGCAACGGCACAAAAGTTGGCGCGGGACCAGAACTCAAATCTGCCGGTCACCCAGCGGGTACTTTGGAAGCGCATGGCCGAAAAAGGTTTATTACTTTCGACTGCCCCAGGAAAAAATGTTTCTTTCCTCACAATCCCTGCTTTGGGTAAGAGGCGGTACGTTGTGCATATTTCTACAGCAAGTCTCTTATTCCCTATTTCAGGCACAATAGGCACAATAGGCACAGACCCCCATGATAAAAGGGTTTCTGTGCCTAAAAAGTGTGCCCGAAATTTAAATGCTCCGGTATTTCAGGCACAGAAAATAGGCACAGAAACCCCCGTGGCACAAGGCGTTGTGCCTATTGTGCCTGAAGTGCCTGAAATGCAATATAAGAGACCCGAAACTTTTAACGACAACTGGGAGGAGTTTTGAGAATGACCATTACCGGGCTTCTGCAAAGACTTGAGCAGCGCGGCTGCCAGGTTAAAGTTGAGGGAGAGAAGCTGAAGGTGAAAGGCCCCTTGACCGGCGAACTGCGGCAAGCCATTAGACAGCACAAGCCAGAACTGCTGGCCCTGCTGGGCGCTTATACCTGCTGCCCCTTTCCAAACAGCAACAAGGTGGTCCGGCTTTACCGGGCAAGGGAAGCCTGTATGGAAGCTGGCCATTGCATGCAATTGACAAAGGAAACAGGCTGCAATCTGTTCCCCTTGACGTGGCGCTGGCGCTGGTGCAGGGAAACTGTGCCGGCGGGAAGGAGGAAGCGGAATAACGGCGCTTCAAAAGAAAACCCTTGGCTTGATTGAGGAAGTTTTGAAAACAGGCTGGACAGCGAAAAATCAAAGCTATACTTTGTACCAGCGAAACTATAATACTGAAGTGGATTTACGCAATACAGCTAAGCAAAGCGTATGCCCATAGTTATGCTTGCGTCCAGCGTAGGCACGCTTCTTGCTAAGCAGAAAACGTGCCAGCGGAAAAATAAAGCCTCGCTGCTGGTGCGAAAATTGCATCCAGCGAATTCGCTGGAAACAGTATATATAAAACTCTCAAGGAGGGATAAATAGTGGACATTTGGGAGGAGTTCTACCGCGAGACGGGAATTCGGATAGTCAACCTTGGGCCTCAGGAAAGCGTCTCCAACCCTAAACGGTGGAGCAGAAAACCCCGGGGGTACCGGACGGCAGTTTGCCATTCCTGCGGAGACCTGCTGGATTCCAGGCTTGATGAGACCTGTGTGAGGTGCGGGTGGATCAAGTGTGGGTGCGGCGCGTGCGGATGCACTATAAGAAGGTGAACCAGCATAAGTAAACCCACAACAGCCAGAAAGCTGCCCCCCTACAAGGGGACCCCCTACTGGGAGAAGGAAACTCCCCAGGAAGCCATGACCGACCGTATAGCCCTGTCTTACTACCCGGAAGCGGGTAAGCTGCAGGTAAGCTTGCTTTGGCGGGACCGGGAGATAGGCGAGAAGCGGCGCGGCAGGACTGTAACGCTGGACCAGGAAGATTTCCTTTTACATCCGGAAGCGCGGGTGTTGTTGGTGAAGGCATTGCAGCAGTGGCAAGAATAAGCTGGCCAAAAATTCCGCTGTGAGGTGAGATGCTTGGGTGAAGCCCAAAAGCTGCTTCCTTTTGACGGAGAAATACAGAAAGAGAATCGTATAGTTTCGGACTGGTTGCTTTTTCACCCTGACCGCAAAAAAGAACACGAAAACAAGCGGGAGGAGATACTGCAGTCCTTACCACCATCTTTTCCAAAGGGCATTGCCGCTAGTGGCAGTAAATTGGTATCTGATCCAACAGGGAGACGCGCAACGAAGCTGGCCGAGCTTGAAGCTGCCACCGGCAAGTGGATTAAGCTGATTGAGGAAGTAGAGCAAAGACTGCCGCGAAAAATGAAAATATTTTTGCAAATACGGCGCGAATTACGGTATGAACGGGAGCCGCACGGCTGGACAGCGGCATTGCAGCACCGGTACGCTGAAGCCTTGGCAGAGCAGGAAGGGAAAGACGAGGAAGAAGTTTGGATAGAAGACCGGACCACCTTTTGGAGGTGGTGGAATAAGATCATAGAGTACACTGCGCGGCTTGCGGCAAAGCGAGGGCTGTTATAAAAAGGACGGTGAGTCTACATGAGGGGATAGCGGGTATAAATCCCTGGAGCCCGGTAATCCGAGGTCGGGGCGGCCGTTTCGCGCGAATTTTGCCAGTTGAAAGTCATTCTTTGTCAGGAGGTGAAAAGGGTGAACAGAAAGCCCACACAGCTAAAAATTTTGCAGGGGACAGCAAGAAAAGACCGTTTGAAAAACGAACCAAAGCCGAGACCAATCCGGCCAAAGTGCCCGCGGTGGCTGCCGCCGGAGGGCAAGCGCAAGTGGAAGCAACTAGCGCCTAAACTAGAAAAGTTAGGGCTACTTACTGAGGTTGACGGCGAGAAACTAGCTGCCATGTGTCTGCATTGGTCTATTCTGTTAGAAGCGGCTAAAGACGTGAAAGAGCGCGGCATACTAATACCGAGCGCGCGAGAGGACGGCGCGCTGGTCAAGAATCCCAGTTTGCAGATTTTGCGGGACAATTCGGCGGCGTTTTGCAAGATTGCCGGCGAATTCGGACTTGACCCCGTTAATCGTGGGCGTATCGACGTGAAGGTGGAGCAGGAAAAGGACCCGTTAGAACAGTTGTTGAGCGGATTGGGGGAAAAATAGAAGAGGAGGAAGTTTTATGAACACAAAGCTGGTTGAAGTCTTTGAGTGTTACGCAGGAGGGAATTTCAGAAAACCCGTTAAGAAGTTTTTTTCCGACCTTGCGCTTTACTGCACTGCGCGAACGGGTATAAAAAACCTAAGCTTGCCGCAGTTTGACACTAGCGACTTTTCGGATATTGAATTGTATAACTTAAAGCAGGTTTTTTGCCGCTGGCGCGATCAATTCACGCAATTAAACCCGAAAACTGCGGATTTTCTAAACGAGATAGCTTGCCAGCTGGCGGATGCTGAGTATTGGCAAGAAAAAAACACAAAAGAGCTGGAACGATTCGTGCTTTTTGGCTTTGATGATGACGCGGATGCGAATGACGGCGAGTGGACACCGGATCTTTCTAACACCCTTTCCTTGGAAAAACAAAAGAGAGAGAATAAGGAGTAAAATTGAGGAGGTGGCAACAAAATGGGTAAATTGCTGTCCAAAGAAGAAAGAGACAGGATTGACGACCGACGTTTTCTGATCTGGGAAATCTATGACTTTGCCGACCCTGATAAACCCTGGCCTGACGGTGAAGAGGACCGCCAGGAGTTTCTGAGGCTTGACGCGCTCCTTGACAGAGACAGCGAGCTTCGCAGGGAGAGGGAAAAGAAGCGCAGGGAGAAACGTCTGGCTGCTGGCAAAGAATGGGACGAGAGCGCCAAAAGAAAAAAGGAAGAAGAAGAAGCCCGGCGGTTGGCTGAACTTAGAGAGTATTATAACCGTCCTCCGCTCGATGAGTGGGATTGGTAATTTTTGTTGACGTTTCTTTTTGGGTTATGGTATAATATAACAGAACAAGGCGGCGGTGGAGCTGCTTGTTCAACCACACAAAATTGAAATTATAGCCTCAGTTGGCATTCGGTGGAGAAGGCCGCTGGGAGCAATGCTCAAGGTCTTAAAGCCTGCTTACGGCCTGGTGGAAGGCGTAGGTGGGGCATTGAGGCGTTGGGCGTGGCCCCTGGTGGCCTTTTGGCTTGCCAGGGAGAAAAAAGAAGAAAAAAGGAGAAGGGCTGAAAATGAACGAACATGAATTAAGACAAGAAAGAGCCAAAGCGTTAACAGAAGCAAAACGGCTGCTGGATAAAGCAGAAGATGAGGGCAGAGACTTGACGTTAACTGAGGAAAGGCAATTCAATGAACTTATGGGGGAATCCAATTTTCTGTCCCGGAAGATCGGCGAAAACACGCCTGTTGTCTGGACACCGGACGAATGCAGGCAGGCATATGCTGATTTGGACAAAAGCTTAGGGACTATCGTGGGCGGTAAAGAACAGCCCATGCAGGACAATTATCTGACTCGTGATACTTTAGGCTATGCCAGTCCTGAAGTGAGGGCAGCATTGAGTTTAGCCAAAACCGCGGAATATCGTGCTGCCTTCTGGCGCACCATTCGGCAGCCACAGTATGCGGACCCGGAAGATTTACGTATGCTTAACCGGCCAGAAGTCCGAGCGCTGACTGCTGGCACGGATACCGCCGGTGGCTACCTGCTGCCAGAGAGTTTTGAACGGAAAATTGTTCAAAAACTGGCACAAGAAAACGTTATACGGGCATTGGCGACTGTTTTACCCTTACAGAGTGATCATAATATCCCTGTGGAAACCAGCACCGGCTCGGCGTCCTGGATTGTTGAGGGTGGATCATTTCCGGAAAGCGATCCTAGCTTTGGCAAGCGGGTACTCAGGGCATACAAAGCAGGCGAAATTGTGAAAGTTTCTGAGGAATTACTTTTTGACGCTGGATTTGACCTGGAGGATTACCTTGCAGGGCTTTTCGCTAGAAATATTGGTACACTTGAAGAAGCAGGTTTTTGTAACGGCGATGGCGTCAATAAACCATCAGGTTTTCTAGTTAATTCTGAATTAGGTGTAACTAGTGCCAGTGCAAGCACAATAGTAGCCGATGAAATTATTGAGCTATATCACAGCCTGCGGCGGCCTTATCGTGCCAGGGCGGTTTGGGTGATGAACGACAGCACAGCAATGGTCATTCGAAAACTAAAAACTGGTGACGGCCAGTACATTTGGCAGACCGGCCTACAGGCAGGCCAACCAGACCGTTTATTGGGGCGCCCAGTGGTAATTTCTGATGGTATGCCGACCATTGCGGCAAGCGCAAAAGTTATAGCTTTTGGCGATCTTAGCTATTACTGGGTTGCAGACAGACAAGGGCGTGTGTTGCAGGTGTTACGGGAACTTTACGCCAGTACCGGCCACGTTGGGTTTAAGATTTACCAGCGCGTTGACGGCATATTGGCGCTTGATGAAGCAATCAAGCTGCTGCAAATGGCTAGTTAACGGTATTAGCGGGGAGCCAGACCCGTTAATATAGACATTTCTAAATTTTGTCCATGTGCCTCCTTAATGGTAACCCCTGGGGCTTCTCAGGGGCTTTTTTTTCTCAAAATGCCGTATAGCTTCTAGAATGGCCTGCAACGGACGAAAGTTAAACGGAATACATTTACTATTCCCGGCTAATTTTAAGGGCCATTTTGGGGCGTTTAGAAGCCAGTTTTAGTTGGTGGGAAGAAGGCTTGGCCCAGACGCGGATAGGGAAAAGGATCGGGTGGAGCAGGAGTGCTGTTTTGAATCACCTACAAGTTGTAGATAAGATTGACACACAAGTTTTGAACTTGGCTAGGCAACGTCAAAAGGGACGTGTGTCAGAAAATGACACATCTGTAGCATTCGACTTCACCGAAGGCTGGTTCCGCACTTCCGGCTTGTACGACCTATGCGAAAAGTGCCAGTTACTTTTCATGCGGCGATTTATAGCCGACAAGTGCAAGTGGAAATGCTGCCGTGGCTGGAGAAGGAGGCGAAGGAGAGACAGCGTTTAAGTGAAGGGCGAGGTATAAAAGGTAGTCAAAAAATTGACTACCTTAAAGAACAGCAAGGCAAAGCCACCGAGCAAGCCGCCAAACTCACCGGCACTAACCGCCAGTATGTTTCCAATTAAATGAGTTTAGCGATTTCGCTAAACTCCCTCCAGAAACTTCCACTATTACCGGCGCTGACGGCAAGCAGTACCCGGCGAAGAAAAAGAAAAAAGCTGTATTTGTTTCAGAAGAAACAGTAAAGAAAGCTCGGGGGCTGCCGGAGGAGCACAAAGAAGCTGTCTTATTGGGAAAGAAGAAACTGATGGAAGCTAAACGGGAAATAAAAGCGGAGCAGATTTCCAAAGCGGAGGCGGTTGATACTTCCCGAGAAAATGTAAAGGTTTTGGTAAAAGAGTTTCAGGAAACCGGATTACCAAAACTCACCGAAACGCAACAAGCTGCCGCCAACCACCTAGTAGACTTCGAGCCGCCAATCTACAACATACTGAAACTATTACCGGCAAAGACGGCAAGTAATACCCGGCAGAGAAGGCAAAGCCGCTTGGAAAAAGAAAACTACTTTTTTCCTCTGCCCCCCTGTCCACCTGCCAGCAGCCGGTTTAATTCGGATTCGGAAATTCGCCAGAAGTGGCCTATCTTTATGGCTTTTAAGCGGCCTTCCTGTATCCAGTTGTAAATAGTCTTTCGGCTAACCTTCAGATTAGCGGCAATTTCTTCTGGAGTATAATATTTTTCCATGCTGTTACCTCCCTGCTTCTATATTACCAAGTATTCAACCACAACGCAAAATTTTCTCTTGACTGGAATTGTTGGTTAATGATAAACTAGAGTAAACAATAAGAAACTAAAGGAAAGGAGATGAAACATGATGCGGCAGATTGTCAACGGGAAACTGTATGACACGGAGAAAGCCCAATGGAATACAAGGAGGCAAGCAAATGGCAAAAACCGACAAGGAGAAGTTGAGGGAGTGCCGGCTGCTGTTGCGTAAGGTTGAAGCCACCAGGGACGGGTTGCGCACGGAACAAGCCAAGCCGGTAAGGGACATGCTGGCCCTAGTGGCAGCGGACTTGCAGAAGGCTTTAGATGCATAAGCGGTTAGTAGAAGGGTTAGAGGAAATTATAATTGGGGAGGGTGTTAAATGCGGAGAGTGATAGACGGCAAGATGTATGATACTGAGAAAGCCCAGCTTGTGGCAAGTGATCGTTACTGGGACGGGAGTAACTGGGACAGAAAGGGGAGGAACACTTACCTTTACAAGACTGCTAAAGGAAACTTCTTCCTGTACCATACCACCGGGTGGCAGGGAGAGCGGGATCACATTGAGCCGGTTACTTTGGAAGAAGCCAAGTGGCATTACGAGCAACTGCCTGAATACGAAATGGAGTGGGAAGAAGCCTTTGGTGAACCTCCGGAGGAAGCTTAAAACGGGAGGGCAATCCTTTAATGTACGGACATGACGAAATCTTTTCGCCATGTCGCACTGCGGAAGCTTAAAACGGGAGGGCAATCCTTTAATGTACGAGTGGACTTGTCCATACTGCGGCGGAAAGGAATACTCGGCTGCGGCATACAGGGACAAAGAAAAGGTAGAGTGCATTTACTGCGGCAGGGAGTACGAAAACCCATATTACGAGGAGGGGGACGTAAATGGTTAGACTGGCAAACTTCACCCTGCACGACCAGTCAGAGTATGTCGGCAGGTGGCGTGAGTTTGGGTTTGAGATAGACCCGGCACCAAGGGCGCCTTTAATCGAGTTTGAGAAGGGGGAGCGGACGGAAGAAAGTATTTTGGAGGCTGTCATTGATAAACTTGACGCTATAAAGGCAGGCGGTTTTGACGCTATCCTGATAGGCGGATTGTCCAACTGTATGGCTTATGCGTGGCTTTTGGCTTCCAGGTATGGTTTGCAGGCAGTGATGGCACGAACCCCAAGAAAGAGAACCCCAACCGGCGAGTTTGTCTTTGAACTGGCAGGATACTCAATATTGCTAAGTCCCCAGGTGGTGAAGCAGTACCCGGACACCAGGATAATAGACAGGGCCATGCAGGACACCAGGAGAAACCTACTTAAAGGAGACGCTTTACAGGCAGTAGGCAGTTTGGTGGTGGCGTTTGAGACGCTGGAGGAAATGGTGACGGCTTGAAAGGAGGATAATAGACATATGTCCAGGCGGCGCGGGAATAACGAGGGAAGCATTTACAAACGCAAAGACGGCACGTGGGCAGGCCAGGTTAGCGTTGGCTATGACCCTACAACTGGAAAGCTGAAACGGAAATCCTTCTATGGCAGGACCCGCAAGGAGGTTGCGGAGAAAATAGCCAAAGCCCTGCAGGAAGTGAGAAGCGGAGCTTTCATTGAACCGGCGCAAACTACCTTCGGGGAGTGGCTGGACAGGTGGCTGACCGGCTACAAGAAGGGGCAACTAAAGCCCGGTACTTACGAAAGTTACGAAATGCTGGTCAACGCTCATATCAAGCCTGCTTTGGGGAAAATCCCGATGGCGAAGCTGCAGGCACATATGCTGCAGTCCTTCTACAACGAGAAGCTGGAAAAGGGTAGAGCGGACGGCAAGGGCGGCCTGTCAACAAGAGTGGTGCGCTATCTCCATGCCGTTATCCGCCAGGCCCTGCAGCAGGCCGTCAAGGAGGGGCTGTTGGCCCGGAACGTGGCAGACGCAACCAGCCCCCCGACCGTGAAGAACAAGCAGATGCGGCCCTTAGCGGAGGAGGAGTTGCTTGCCTTTTTCGAGGCGGCCAAAGACGACAGGCTGTTTGCTGCTTACGTCCTGGCAGCCACAACGGGCTTACGGCGTGGCGAGTTGTTGGGTTTGTGCTGGGATTGTGTAGATTTAGAGAAAGGCATTATTACCGTGAAGCGGCAGTTGATGCCTTTGAGAAGCCGCCTGGTTTTAGAGGAGACCACCAAGAGCAAGAGCGGCAGGAGAAGCATTACCCTGACCGATGACGCAATCCGGGAACTGAAAGCTCACAAGAAACGGCAAGCACAGGAGAAGCTTCTCCTGGGCGAAGCTTACCAGGATAACGGCTTGGTGTTCTGCAAGGAAGACGGCACTCCCCTTGACCCCAGGGAATTCACGAAGCGTTTCCAGCGACACCTGGAGAAAGCGGGGCTGCCCAGGGTGAGATTGCACGACCTGCGGCACTATGGGAAGCAAATGATTATGTTACGTGTTAGTTAAAATGTCCTTTTAAAATAGCATAAAATCAGCTTTTTAACTTTAATCACTTCCCATAATTATTCATAATTAGTTCATCACCAAAGAAAGGAGCTAATTATGAATACTGAAAATAGTATAAGAAAAATGACCGAGGAGGTACTTGATGAATTAAAATGTCAAGGTTACAGTAAAAACTGCATCCAACGGTATGTAGCCAGTTACAGAGGTCTGCTGGAATATACAGACAACCATGGAATCAGTGAATACAGCGAAGCCGTAGGCCTGAATTATATGCATGACCAGTTCGGATTTAAACTGGAAGGTTTCTTTGGTAATCTTCCAAGACCCGTGAGCGAGACGCTTCACCACCTGCTGGTTCTCTGGCATTATCAGCATTATTCCACGGTTGAATTCATCACACGTGGACAGAAGAAGGCATTTCAATGCCCGAAAGATTACCAGAAAGAATACGAGGCATTCCTGGCCTATTGCAGTCGAAAAAAATATACAACCATGGGGTTACCCGCTATTCTGAATCCGGTGAAAAATTTTCTTCTTTTTCTGAACAAAAACAATGTATCAGCCATGGATGACATCACCCAGGAACACATTTCCTCGTTTCTATCCATTTATGTAGACCATTCCGTAAGATATATAGCAACTATTGTATCTTCCCTCCGGAATTTCATGAAACTCCTTTATGAAGAAGGATACCTGCACCGTAAAACATGGGAAATGCTCCCCAAAATAAAGTATGGTAGAAATGCTTTTATCCCACCATCGTGGAAGAAATCAGATGTTTTGAAGCTTCTTAATGCTGTTGATCGAGGAAGCCCGGTGGGCAAGAGGGATTATGCCATCCTTCTCCTTGTCGTAAGGCTGGGTCTTAGGGCAAGCGATGTAAAAACACTTAAACTTAATAGTCTTGACTGGAACAGGAAGAAACTCGTAATCATCCAGACCAAGACACGGCAGACTTTAGAACTTCCACTCCTGGATGATATTGGGTGGGCGCTAATCGATTATCTCAAAAATGGCCGTCCGCATACAAAATCGGATGCTGTCTTCGTTAACCACAAAGCACCCTATGGTGCTTTTAAAATGTCAAATGGCATGCAACACATCCTGAGGAAATACATGAGATTTGCTGGTCTTGAGATTCCTCAGAACGAACACTGCGGTCTGCACTCCCTCCGGAGCACGCTTGCTAGAACCATGCTTGAAAGCGGAGCGCCCCTTCCTGTCATTTCCGAAGTGCTAGGTCACGAAAGCGTACAGTCTACCAGCGTCTACCTGAAAATCAATCTGGAAGCACTTCGGAAATGCCCTATTGATCCGGAGGAGGTGTTCCTGAATGGCTGAAGAATACATCTGGAAGAGCAGCATCGGACACCATATGAAAAGTTTCCTGGATACCAAAAGGCTTTCCGGCTATAAATATGAAGTACCGGAACGCTGGCTCAGGCAGTTTGACATATACTGCCTGGAGAACAGAGTTCCTGAAAACACGCTTCCAAGGGAAGTGGTAGAAGATTTCTGTTATGGTGACGGTTTTGAATCAAAAGCCACCTGCCAGGACCGCCTGCGCCTGTTAAGAAACCTTGCGGAATATATGGAAAAAGTCGGATGTAATGCATACATTGCTCCTTTACCGGTAAAAGCATTCCGGTATCCAAAACATGAATCCTATATCTTTTCAGAAAAAGAAATCAGGTCAATCTTTAAACAGATTGATGAATGGGAACAGACTCATCAGAGCCACACAAACAGACAAATCGTAGATCCTGTCCTTTTCAGAATGCTGTACGGATGCGGACTCAGGATCATGGAAGCACTCTGTCTTACACGTCAGGCAAAAAATAACAAGGACCGTTTTATCCCAATGGCTGAAAGCCTGACAAAACGCTGTATGGAATATAAAAAAATCATGCACGAAAACAGTACCGACAATGACTATTTCTTCCCCGGATTTCATGGCGGATGTTATTCCAACAGTACAATTTATGTACGGTTCAGGCAGTATTTATGGAAAGCAGGCATTTCCCATACGGGAAGCGGACCAAGGCTACATGATTTCCGGCATGTCTATTGTGTCCATCGACTGAAAAAATGGATCATGGCAGGGGAAGAACTGACAAACCTTCTGCCTTACCTTTCCGTATATCTGGGACATTCTGATTTTAGGGGAACCGAATATTACCTGAAACTTACTGCAGATCTCTATCCTGAAGTCATCTCAACGCTTGAGAAGTCCCATGGATATATCATCCCTGAAAGTGGGGTTGATATCACTTGAGAAAGAAAGTAAAAGAAAACGATTTTGCAAAATATCTTTCTTATTTCCTTTCAAAATATTTGCCCAGACAGATGAATGCCAGTTCCAATACTGTGATCTCGTATAGGGATACTTTCAAGATTTTTCTAAATTACTGCGAAACAGAAAAATATCTGAAACCAGAACTGGTCCAAATGAAAACAGTAAAAAAGGAACTGATAGTTGATTTCCTTGACTGGCTGGAAATAGAACGTGAATGTTCCATTTCAACTAGGAACCAACGACTGGCGGCTATCCATGCCTTCTTTGGCTATGTCCAGAAGGAAAGCCCTGAAAACCTGTTTGAAATACAGAAGATTTTATCCATTCCTACCAAAAAGAAACCAAAACCCGTCATTCCGTTTCTTACGACGGGTGAAATGGAAATCCTTCTGAAGCAGCCTGACCGTACGAAAGAATCAGGACGGAGGGATTTAGTGCTTCTTGCCGTTTTGTATGATACGGGAGCAAGGGTACAGGAACTAATTGACCTGACAATCAAGGATATCCGTCTTGATAAACCAGCAGTAATAACGCTTCATGGCAAAGGAAGAAAAAGCCGGCAGGTTCCCATTATGAAAAATACAGCTACCTTATTGGACGAATACTTAAAAAACTATGATGGTAATAAAGGCTGCGCTTTACAGGATTCACCGGTTTTCTATAACCAGCATAAAACTAAGCTGACCAGACGAGGTATTTCATATATACTCAACAAATATGTTGCAATGGCCAGAAAAGAGGAGGATTTTTATAACGACAGGGTTATCACACCCCATGTGCTTAGGCACAGCCGCGCTGTCCATATGCTTCAGTCAGGAATTAATCTTGTATATATCCGAGATTTCCTGGGTCACGTATCCGTGACGAGCACGGAAATATATGCCAGAGCAGACAGTGAAATGAAGCGCAAAGCCTTGGAAAGTGCGTATGTTGAATTGGATACAGGGGACCTTCCTTCATGGGAAAAGGATGGTGAATTGATGAACTGGCTCCAAAATCTTTGTAAATAGACCAGCATGACGCAAAAAGTTATGGGAAGTGATTTCCTTGAAAATGCAATAAATTTGCTAATTTTTAAGCAACGCTTCCCATAATCATTTGCTTCCCATAGTGTGACATGAGGCAGACCGGCCTTGGCTAACTGCCTCTGAAACCGCTTGGTGAATTCCCTGGGGTCAATGGGAGTGCCGTCCTCTTTGCAGAATACCAGGCCGTTATCTTGGTAGGCTTCGCCTAAAAAAAGTTTCTCTTGGGCCTGCTGCTTCCTGTATGCCTTCAACTCCCGGATTGCGTCATCAGTCAAGGCAACGCTCCGCCTGCCGCCAGCTTCTCATTGTAGAAGGACTGCAGCATATGGGCCTGTA